AAATGATACAGATTGCTCATGTGGTGGTTGTAGTATGAGTTGTCAAATCCAGGCAGATACATTAGATGTAGTTGCTATGGATAAGTCACTCAATATGACCACTAATGAGAATGTCAGGTTTTTGGACACTGCTGTTGGAATGACAGCTGGTATAGATAGACCATATGACGGTGTTAGTGCTGGTGATCAAACTGAAGCCATGGATCTTGTAAAGTTTTTATCACGTCCTGTACGTATAGCAAACTTCACTTGGTCTGAAGCTGATGCTGTTGGCACATCACATGTATACTCACCATGGCAACTATTTTTCAATGATGCCCGTGTCAAATATAAGTTGAATAATTTTTCTTTTATCCAGTGTAAATTAAAGATTAAAGTACTCATTAATGCATCGCCATTCTATTATGGTGCTATGTATATGGGTTACCAACCACTACCTAATTTGACGCCCAGCACTATTCAGAATGATACTGGGACAAGATATCTCATACCTTATTCTCAGCGTCCGCACTTGTGGATTTACCCTCAAGGGAATGAAGCTGGTGAAATGACATTACCCTTCTTTTATCATAGGAATTTTATTAATGCCCAATTGGCACAAGAATTCGCTGATATGGGACAATTGACTTTTCTCAACTATACCACATTACAATCAGCCAATGGCGTTTCTAGCACCGGTGTTTCCATCGCTATTTATGCTTGGGCTGAAGATGTTAAACTATCTGGTCCATCCGTCGGTTTGGCATTACAGAGTGATGAGTATGGTAATGGTTGCGTCTCTGCTCCAGCTACGGCTATCGCTAATGCTGCATCATGGTTTGAAGATATTCCTGTAATAGGAAAATTTGCAACTGCGACACGTATTGGTGCATCAGCTGTGTCTACTATAGCTAGTATGTTTGGTTTTACAAATGTTCCAGTTATTGCAGACTCACAACCCATGAGACCTGAGGCATTTCCCAAAATGGCTAGTACAGAAATTGGATTTCCCGTTGAGAAATTGACTCTTGATCCAAAGAATGAGTTATCCATAGATCCTTGTCTTTTAGGTTTGGAAAACACAGACGAAATGGTCATTAATCATTTAGCACAGCGCGAATCTTATTT